TCATCCAGCACGACGAATCAGCTCCATGTCAACAATGCCGTCGACGTGAAAGATACGCGGCGCTTTTGAGGCCAAGCAATAAGCCTTAAGCTTACCATCCTTAACGGCCAGAACACGAACGTCACGGATACTAACCTGTTGTTTACGGTCGACGTAAATGAGCTGCACGAGCTTTCCGATATACTCCTGCATCGCGATCACCTCACACGAATGTATGTTCTCATTATATAAGAACAGGCGTTCGCTTAACAAGTGGCTAATTTTTAGTTTCGCCAGCCTCTTCATACGTTAACAAGTCCGCAATTGAACATTCGAAATACCTACACAATTTATCCAGTAGTTCGCGAGGGAACCTCTCCGTCGTATCATTGTACAAATCCTGCACAGAGCCCAGCCGATATTCTATATCCTTTGCCACCTGTCTGACGGATAGTCCTCTGCCGTCGATTAGCTGTTTCAGATTTGATTTAATCACCGCAACCCCTCCTATGAACCAAATATAAATTGATACGTTAAATGTGTCAAATTGTATTGACACGTTAAACGTATCATGATATATTTAAGTTGTGGATGACACGTTAAACGAGTCGGAAGCAGAAAGGAGGCGAAGGAAATTGGGCGAAGGGATTATGCTTATTACGGCCATTACAAATCTAGCAATTGCACTCATTAATGCTTGGATGATGGTTCAGAAAAGAAAAGATGCTGATCGCGGCAACGATCAGCATCCGAAAGAGTAACACCATTCGATTGGTAAGTAGGGCGAGCTAGCAGCCCTGCTTACTCCCAATTATAAACTTCGCCATCCTATTTTTCAATGGAGGGGACACTATGTTAACGTTAACCGTACTCATTACAGTTGCAGCATTGTCCGTAACTATATTTACTCTAATAAAGCGCAATAAAGGCAAGAGGTGATTGTGTGCGTCGAGTCATAATTGCTATTCGGTCTCATTTGGATGAGTGCTTAAATCAGTTGCGTGTTGAATGGAAGGAAGGCAACGGTGGCTTTAAAAGGTTAACTCATTGTTGGTCATACGAGGACTGTAAAGCGCTTGTCGCTGCGATCCATGTACTGGAGAAGCGACATTATGGTAAGAAGAAAACACTATCGGTTAAGGAATTACTAAATTCATAAAATGACAACACCCGCCAGGCTTCTGCTGGCGGGTTTCAAAATGTAATCCCTATCTACAATGTATCCGATAATATTATCATTCCAAAATTAAGGAGAATGATATATACCATGTTTCAAAAACTATCGTGGCCCACAACTAACGGGGAAAAGAAAGCAATATCAAAAACAAAAAAGCTTCGAGAACGCTATAACGTATGGGATGATGATGAGCTGTGGGCTTTAAAGTCCTATTATAAATCATCAATGGAAAAACTGAAGCAACCTGCGCTTTTTGCAGTTTGGGTAACGGCGTTTTTAGGCTGGATCACTCTTGTTGTAGCATTAATAAATAATTTCTACTCGCGAAACATCCAGGCGAATGCTAACGCATATCTCGTATTTACTTTTGGACTAACGACTCTACTAGCAATACTTCTCTTTTACATTTCGTATTATTATAGAAGCACTAAAAGTAAACTCGAAAACTATCAATTAATAGTTGAAATTATTGATAAAATCCTAGAAACGAGGAAGGGCTAAATCAATTTTTTTCTTTGAAGTATTGTAAGTAATCTATAAAAATCGTAACTTCCGCCATTAGGTGTATCAATCAGCTTCGCTTTTACCGCAGCGGCTACAGTGGACTTGGCCCATTCAGGTGCAGGCATGCTGCGGTATTCTTCCAATGTTTTGATTCTCGCCGCCTGCGCCTCGATTGTCTTCTCTTGCTTGGCAACAGCCGCTTGCAACGCCTCAATTGCCGCTTTATCCTGTGCATTCATTCTATCTTCCCCCTCCTTGTTGATAATGGCTAGAGCAGCCGCCTGCGCTGCCTGTGACGGCTGTTTGCCCGCGCGGAAATCGGCAGTCGATAAGCCGAATGTCATATCAAAATGGGGATAGTCCTTAAAACTCGTCCAATCGCCGCCCCATGAAAATCCCAAGCGCTTGGCAATATCGGCGACCTCTGCCCAGTCTGCCCGCTTGTCACCGTCTCCATCACGTGTCATGTCCCATGTGACGCTGCGGCCATCCGGCATCAGCAGCGCGAAATCGATTGCCACGCCGAAATTATGGTTACTATAGCCGCCGCGCGCATTGGTAACGATTTGACCGGGCTTGGTACGTCCTTGCGCGTATAGTGCATCCTGCTCGGCAAATGTACGCAGACCTTGAGTGATGACGATCGGCACGCCTGCCTGATAAGCTAGCTCGATCAACCGCACAGTCGCCTGCTGAACGACCGGATGCAGCCCAATGAGCCGTGCAGCTGATTTATTTTTTACCTGATCCAATGTTAGCATCGTTGTTCCCTCCCAGCTGCTCCAGCTTGTCTTTAATGGCGGTCGGCCACGGGACACCCAACACTCCCGTGTTCTCGACTAAGGACAGAGCCTCCCGACCAATGTAAAAGTAAATAGCAGCCGTCCTGAAGATGGGTGCGCCGGGCTGTAACCAATCGTCAAGCAGCGTCGCCAGACCAACAACAAACAGGAGCGTTGCCTTGCGGACACCGCCCCAAAACATTACATCGCTATTGACAGTCTTTGTTTTAAATGCACCCAATACGCCGGTTACATAATCAAACACCATCAGCCAAAGCAATACCTGTAAAGCTTTGTCCCAGCCTCCTAACAAGTCGCTAATAACGATGCCCGCCGCAGCTACAATGCCTCCGGCCGCCGCCTCCTTACCGCTCGAACCTACCGCTGCTGTATAAATTGTAGAAGCGTATTCTTTGATCATCGCTTTGTCTCCCTCCCAAATTAAAAGGCCCCGCATTATGCGGAGCCGCTTGTAATTAAATCAGCCTGACCTTTATCAGTCAGGTAGGCATCAATGCCAGGCAACAGGTCAGGCCTCTTGGATGCTACATAATCGTACGTATAAGCGCCATCAATGATACGCTGTGCCAGATAGTTAGCCACCGATTACATACCCCCCAATAGAAGTTCATCTAGCGCTGATTCCAGTAACGCAATCCGTTCTGCCAAACTAACGTTCTCAGGCTCCGAAGGAACAGGTTCAGGACGAATCCACGTCTCTCCATCCCACACATCGCCCACCCGCACGTCATCTTCGCTGTTCAGAAGCAGCATTGATTCTGAATCGGCTTCTCCAGATAAATACGAAACGGTGAAGCATCTTCCATTGCTTTCAATTTGCGCGTATTTAAACATTCCGTACCCCTCCTATATCCTATATTAGAAGAACTCCACTACTTCCCATGCTATGTTAATGTTTCCTGCTGACGATGCATACTGCATAACTTGAATTTCCAAATTGGTAGTACTCGTCATCCTTGCTGTCATAGTTGGAGAACCACTGCCGCCAGGAGCAGTAAACGTAGCATTAACAAAAGACTTACTTAAATTGACCGCCGAGACCGTGATATTCCCAACTACCACGCCACTGGACCAAGTTAAATTCGTATAACCTCGCTGAACGTTCTTCAATCCTCCCGCCCCCTTGTACTGTGTACCGTCCCAAAACTCCAATGCACCGTTGTTGACCTTTGTTCTGGCTTGCTCCACTCCCATGACGTAAATATTACCGTTTTTAACGTGAAGGTGGTTATTCTCCAAATCCAATGTGCCACCAGCCGTACCGACGATGGACATACCACCGTCCCCGCGAAATGAGATTCGCTGCTGATCCGTTGAATCCGTTCGACGCAATATATCAACATCGGCATTAACCCATCCAGTCCCGGCAATAGCACGGCGAATCCTCGTTATGAGCCCTGATACATTACCGTTGACTGATCCTATCTCTTTTCTCAATTCCACGGTGTCCCCTGCGTTAGAGCCTAGCGTCGCTGTTGATTGCGACGATACAACTCCCGTGAATGAGGGAGAGGCTTTTGGAGCGTACTGGGTATGAGGATCGGCAGCCGCTACATGTGCATCAACCGATGCTTTAACCAATTGAGCCGAGGCAATCTGCGTCGTGCTGGTTCCTACAGCTGCTGTAGGAGTTGTAGGCGTACCTGTCAGCGCTGGGGAATTCAGCGGCGCCTTATTTGTATTCAGCGACGATAACGTTGCTGGCGGATCGTCCCACCAATTGGTCATACCGGTAATCGCCTTAATCCGGTTCGTAAACCACGACAGCCATTGCGTCAGCTTGCCTGTAAGCCCAGTTGGCACCAAAGCCGGATTCGCTGTACGATCACCAATCATGACATCCGTCGTGGAGTCAGGACCGGATGCCATGCCGTCCAGCTTGGCTTTATCGACCCCGCTAAAAAGTCCGGATGCTCCACCAGATACAGCGTCCGGAATAACATCCGAACCGCCAGTGATGTGGCTGGCAGCATGCGCACCCGGCGTTGATGTGCCGGTTGCAGTAATCGTGACTTCTTTCGAGGTGGCGTTCGTCGATACCGTGATGCCCGTACCGCCTTTAATTGATACGGTATCAGTCTTGCTACCAGCGACAATGTCGGGTTGGCCTGTCACGCCGATTTTCGAAAATGCGTTCTGGTTAACCTCGGCACCGGCTGCAATGCCCGCCAGCTTGGTTTTCTCAACTGCGCTCGTATGAATGTCAGCATTGCCAGTATGTGCATCGAGATCGGCATGCACGCTGGCCATCTTGCTTGAAGCATCCATCGCCGCTGCAGTAATTGCAGCATCGACCTCCGCCTTGCGGGCAATGTCATCGGATGCATTCGGCGCCGCTACCTTTGCCCTGCCCTGAGCATCCCGCTGCATTAGACGGTTAGCCGTAGCTGCCGATGTTGCCCCGTGCGCTCCGCTGTTATTGGCCACATGGTTGTCGAAATCACCCTGTATGCCGTCGAACGCTAAATTGATATCGTTGTACGTATCGCTAATCCTGCTCGGCCCGAGCAGGGTGAGGTATCGATTAGTCATCTTTGTTAGCTCCTTTCGCTAGCGCATCCCTACGGCGCTGAATAGCCTCCTGCACGCCGAGCAGGATTTCGTCTTCTTGTCCGGGATGATAAGGGATCACGGCCATAATGACCGCGCATATCTCCGGTACCGGCCTTGTCGGATCCAGCTCGCATTTAATGACCGGCTGTACTTGTGCCAAAGGAATCCTCTCCTTTTCCCAAAATAAAAAGCCCCGCGATGGCGGGACTTCGGAATAAACTATTTGGCTTGAAGCGCTGCGAGCTGCTTGTTAAGATCAGCCAGCTCAGCCTCCAGGTCTGCTAGCTCCTGCTTGAGGTTTGCGAGCTCAGTCTGCCTTTTTGCTAACCATTCAGCATACTGTGCTTCCTGATCAGTACCGACTGTGTTTTTCGCCATCTGCTCAGCTCGCGGGATGATGTCAGTCTCGTAAAGCTTAATCCCGCCCTGTTTGTTTTCGATGGCTTTCTGAACATTACTTATCTCCAAATTAATTCTACTAATTTCAACTTCAACAGATGTCGTTTCAGTACCCATGATTATCTTTTTGCCCTCCACCTTTAAGCTCGTGCCAGCCGCTTGGGCTACAGCTCTTACCGGAGCATATGCGGATCCATCAATAATAGCGGCATCGGCTACTTTTTTTCCATCTCTCTCGATGGTATATGTTCCCGATACCTTTTTCCCTACCAAACCAACACTATCAGCAAAAACTGATCCTCCAGCAAACAAGACAGCCCCAACGATAACTCCAGATATAAACTTCTTCAAAGCTCTCGCTCCCTTCGTTATATCTATTATCGGCGAGGCAGTCTCACAACGAAAGAATTATTTTGGAATATTTACCTGTGCTAGGAGTACGCCGGATTTACTATACATCTTCAAATTTCTGGAGGTTGAATCGAAAGTAAGATTATACCCTGCTTCTGACAGATTCGCTTTAAGCGATAGTTCACTTGCCATCGAAACATCTGTTTGTGCATTCTTTAACTGAGCCCAGTCTATTACGTATACGGCATTGTACCCACTTAAACGGATATTGTCTGCTTCAAAAGTAAGCCCGTCGCTTCCATAGAAATACAAGCCGGACGATCCTCCGAGAGAAATACTTGCATTCTGACTGCCGTCCACAAAATCAAGACTAGCGCCCGCAGCCGGGAACCCGTACGATTTCATGTGGATACTATTACTTGCAGAGGCCCACACTGAGAACATTCTGTCTGTGCTGCTCATCGCCGCGCGAGGATAGGCCGTTGATGTTTGAATCAACGAGCCAGTAATCGTCGTACCGTTAATCGCCCCGCCCGTAATAACCGAAGCGGAAATGTCGCCGGAGAACTCCGCGCCGACCGCGCGCATATGGCCCGCATTGTTGACCGAAAAGCTGCTGCCGATCTGAATCTCGCCGCCGATAAACCGACCACCTTCGACCGTGCCGGAGAACTTCCCATCCACACCTTCGAGTGTGCCCGTAAACTTTAGCCGGTTGGCTATCGCATCATAATGAAGCGCGCTGCTACCATCGACCTGCCAGTCCATCACATCGCTGTTAAGCGTCAGCTTGCTCTTGCCATCCTCGCGCTGTACGACGATTCCTGATGTGCGCGAGTTCGTCACGCCATAATAGGGCTTGTCGTACTTAACGGCGGACTGGCTAATCTGATTCACCCGTTTGGTCAAGCTGCCCTCGACTGGAAACTCGGATTGCTGGTCGGACGTGGATCGCGCCTCGATCCGCATCTTCAAGCCGCCCTTAAAGCTCATGACTTGGTGCAGAATAATCGTCTGGTAAACGACGATTCCGTTCCACGGCGTGAGCGTATCCTGCCATGGCGTAAGCGTACCTTCCCAGCTGTGGCCAACATATTGCTCGAAGCTGAAGACGTCGCCCTGATCGAGCTGTGGGAAGCCCCGCGCGTCCATATCGATCGGCATATAGCTGAAGCCGTCCAGCGTGGCATGTAGCGCGTCCGTCATCGCCTGCGTCGCGAACGGGATCTCGACGTAAAGCGTACTCGCTTCGTCGCCCACGCCCGCCTCATAGGTCAGCTTGTCCTCGGTATCATAGGTGACGACCACGCGCGAAAACGTCCGGACCGGATTTGTCTCCTTCACTCGCACATAATCCGCTGTGGTCATATCGAACACCGGAGCTGCTGCCGCGCTGAACCGTTTAAAGCGGAGCACCCCGTCCTTACCCGCGAACACACTGGCCGCATTGGCCGCGGCGATATAGCCCATCACTTGACGCATACTGTAGCCGACCGGACCAGCCTGTAATTGGTACGCGGGATTGATCACAACGCTGCTATCGTAGCTGTACCCGAGCTGCCCGCATATCTCATCCCATACCGCCTGCATAGATGTTGGGTAAGAGAGCGAAGACAGGTACGGCGTATCGGCCCAAACGAGCTTGTCGTAACAAGTAAACTTCCACACATCACCTGTCCGCTCGCGGCTGTCCACGTAAAACTCGCCCAGCGGCAGCCAATCGGTAGGGCCGCCCTCCCACGCGATATTCGCATCCTCCCATGGAAAGACAGCATCCATCCACGTCAATCCCGCCGTGTTAAGCGCTAGGAATGGGACGATCCGCGCATTGGAAGGTACGTCGCCCTGTAAGCGCAGCGTAATGGTCAGCTTCGACAGGCATGCCGTGCCGATTTCGAACTGTTCGCCGAGCGTTAAACTATTTTCCACCTCGAACTCTACGATGTCGGCGCTCTCGTATATCTCGCCACCGACCGCAGCGCGAACAACAAATTCACGATCCCTTCGACGAAGGTAGCCTGCAAATACATTAGATATTGGATACATAGGCTATTGCTCCGTTAGCGTTACTTTTAATCCACTCCACAGTATTTCACTCCCCTTGGCGACAGCAACCAGCGCGGGTTTATTCCCTGCGTAAAACGTTTTTGTGACGTAATCGCCAGCCCGGGGATCGGGGTATGTCATTTCAAAAAAAGCAGGTTCCATCGCTTTTAAAATCGCGGAAGTTTTCGCCCAAGTAACCAGCCCCCATGACATTTCTATCTGGCGCTTTATAGCAATCCTATCTCGATTAAGATGTCCATCTGCTGTCCGGACAGACGATTCGGCATCATCGAGGTCAAGCGTTGTGACTGTGAATTGTGAAGGATATTCCGCGATCGGAAGACCGTTAATTTTTAACTGCATGCTCTCACCTCTCTACAGTGACAGTAATGGGCTCTGTGATTGCCGTTGTGCACTGTTAATGGCGCGCGCCGCCGCACGCCCGAATTCCGTTTCCCCCACCTTGAACGTAGGGTCCTTCGCCGCGATGATCTGCAGCAGCCGCTTCACTTCCTGCAGCGCATCGACTACAGGCGCATTATTAGACCCGATCATATCCTGCAGCTTGGACAGCGGACTGACAACCTCCGGATCGACCGAAGCGCCTCTGTTATCCCCGACCATAGCAAGCGTCGGGCCATAAGCCAAGCCGCCTTTCGCCAGCTTAGGGATTTCTGGGATACTGACCCCGAATGACTCCCCACCCACGCCAGGTACCCAATCAGGCATATCAATGCTGATCGTGTTCAACTGCCTGATCATAAAGTTGAATGCGTCAATGACCTGGTTAACGGCGCCTTTCATGATTCCTACGATTGCATCCGCAATGCCCTGCATAAATGTCTTGATTCCGCCCCAAGCCTTTTTCCAATCCCCCGTCAACGTGCCAGCAATGAAGTCGACAATACCGCCAAGCGCTTTAATGATCCCTGCAGCTATATCCATAACTGTCCCGAGAAACGTTCCGATAACATCCCCTGCTGCAGTTACGAAGTTAGCAAACGTCGGCCCTAAATTGTCGATTAAATACTTGATGATCGGCGCGACGAATTTGGTGTAAATATCCGATGCAGCTGTCAGCAATTTACCGACAAAATTCGTAACTTCCGTTATCAAACCTTTCAGATGCTTTTCCCAAAGCCAGCTCAACTCGTTTAACAGTCCCTGAACAATTGGTTTCAAGAATTTTTCCCAAAGGCTGCCCCAAAGTGATTTGACACTATCGAGCGAGCTCTTCAGGCCACTAACGATTTTCGTGCCCCATGTGTTCCAAAAATCATAAATGATATTGAGCGTATCTGTAATGATCTTGGAAACCAGCTTCATGGCCGGATCGACCGCGTCGCTCCAAATGTCATCAAAAATCTGTTTCACTGTTTCAAACAATTTTCCATAGATCTCGATCACGCCGGTCATAAAACTCGTCATGACAGGCAAGCCCTCGGTCACAAAGTTTTGGAGGATTGGAAATACGCTTACCCAAAACGTTGTGAACACCATCAGCAAGGAATCGAGTTGGCCGCTCACGACTGTACCAAGCACTTCGAGTGATGTTTGCCAAAATGGAATAAGGCCAGTCATAATCCAGTTTTTCAACGGCTCACCAAGCGAAATAATGTCAGCAAAGACAATGCCTATTTGCGTCTTCCATTGCGCCAGCACCGGCGCGATCTTGCCCCATGCTTCCGTTAATACCGGCACAAATGCGTTATACAGCGTGGTGCCGATCGGGGCAAAGACGGATGCTAGTCCGCCGATCATCGACTTAACGTTGTTAATGAAGCCCTGCACCTGCGATGTGATGGTATCAGTATCAATCGTTGGAGTGATCGGGCCCATACTCCCGAAGTCCATTCCGCCAATGCCCATATCAGCTACGCCGCCCGCACTATCGCCCGCGTCGTCCATCGCGTCCGCTGTGCTGATCGCCAACGTATTGAGCTGGTCAAAGCCGGCCAGAGCCCCTTTGACTTCCTTGCCTGCCTTCCTGATCTTCTTGCCCGCGCCGCCTGCTGCCGTCCCTACATCGCCCATTCCCGTAGCCGCAGCCTCAGTGGACGCGGTTAAACCGCTCAGGGAGTTACCCATCGCATTGCCAAAGATAAGCTCCGTAAATGCTTTGAAGTACTGTGCCGCTATCTGCAGCTTGGCAATCAGCCAGTTCAGCCCTTTAACAACTGGCGTTAGAATGTTAATGAAGCCCGCGCCCATGGTGCCCTGAAAGATTTTCCACTGTTCAGTCAGCACGCGCGTCTGGTTGGCCCAGCTCTGCCCGTTGCGGGCAAAGTCACCTTGGGCATCCCCCGTTACACTAAGCAAGTAGTTGTAGCGGAGCAGGACCTGTTCAGCCTGACTCATCGCCTGCCAGCTCTTTGTAATGCCTTGAGATAGCGCGTACGCCTCTAGGTTCGCAACGTTCATATTGATACCCAATTGCATCAACGGCTCAGTCTCACCCGCGATACCCGACCTGATCTTGTCAAAGGCCATATCGGTCGAAAGGTTATAGAACGATGCCATGTCCGCAGACAGAGTGGTCATGTTAAGCGACAGCTTTTTTACAGACTCGCCAGCTAATCCCGATGATTTGAGCATAGCCCCCATCGTCGATGCATAACGTTTGGCTGATAGCTCCCCCAGACCATAGGACTCCAACGCACTCTTAGAAAAAGCATCAATGTCGGCAGCCATGCTACCGAATGTGACATTAACCACGTTCTGCACCTCGGCCAGATCGGAGGCGAGGTTGATTGCTTCGCGCCCAAATTGGACAATCCCATGCACAGCAAAGGCCCCGGCGATTACCCCGCCGAGGCCCATGAATGCTTTACTTACTAATCCGCCTGCTATGCCCGCGATCCCACTAAGCTGCCGGTTGAACTCACCGAAGTTAAGCCCGAGATCGAGGATTATATCCCCCGCGCTACCTGCTGACACCTCCCTCACCTCCAAACATCCGAGCCATAACTGCTTCTAGATTCTTCATCGCCTGTTCGAGCTGCGCGGGATCATCAAGCTTAAGTTCGGCGTTGCGCTGACGCCACTCGCGATGAATACGCCGTTGGTCAGCCGTAAACGATTTGATCGTCTTGGGGTCCGTCTCAGCTCGGATGCCAACGACGCTACCCAGCGGTGTATCCGGCATAAGCCCGGCGACGAGCGTGACAAACTCCTCCCAGGGCATTTCGCCGTGCTGACGAATACGAATGCCGTATTGCTTGGCAATGCTCGCCTCAATCAACGACCAATCATCGTGCAAATCGTACCAACTATTGGCCGACCTGCCCTGCCCGGCGAAATCGGGCTGCTGCTTCGTCATACGAAATGCCCGTCTGCGCAGCCAAAATGCCCGTGGAAAGAACTTGGATATTCGCAAAGCTCAAATTCTCAACGCCGATTTCGTCGTAGGCTTGGTCGCCTAGCGCCACCTTCAAAGCGCCGAGAATACCATTCAAGCCCCCCGTCGCTGCTTCCTGAAATGCCAACACAGCTTGAATGCCGGCATTAACGGGATACACCGTATTGCCAATTTGAATTGATGGTTGCTCCTTGCTGAATTTATCCGATAGATTAATAGTTTTGGACATTGATTATTCCTCCTTGGTTATGGTGACCGCAGTTACGGCCCTGGTGTGAATGTCGGCTTGCCGTCGCTCAGCAGTTCGAACTCCAGACCGTCAATATTAGTGCTATCGCCGCCCGCTGGCGTCGTTACGTTGATGACGCAATCCATCTTCAATTTCGCGCCGCTCGGCATCGTCCACTCCAGTACCGTCTCGACCTCTTGGCCTGTGCCAAGCATCAGCCCGGCAATGTAGTCGTTGCCCGGATCGCCGTAGTGCCGCTTACCGCTAAAGCTGATAGTCAGCGCCTTGCCCGTAACTGCCCGGCGTACCCATCCCGCCTGATCCATCGCGTACCATTCTTCGGTATTGCCATCGATCGATGGGGCAAAGTTTTCCAGATCCTTGATTGTGGCCATGTCAGCAGGCGCCACAGAAGCGCGGCCGTTGATTCCGATTTTGAAGATATTATTGTGAACAGGAAAAACACCTGTGTTCGCCAATCCGATCCCCTACCTCTCATAAAAAATTGTCATTTCGATTACATACTCGTAGATGCCCTCATCATCGGTTCCAACACTCACTGGCGCAGGCGAACGCATATCGAACATGATGACGCGCTTACCTGCAATCTCCGGCTGTTGGCCGAATAGGGCATCGTAGAGCTCCTGTGCCTTATGCTCGGCTGTATCTGCATTGCGGCCCCAATGGACCAGGATGGAGACGAGCTTCGAGGCGTAGGACGTATTGGCAAGCCCACCGATCGCAAGGTACTGCTGTCCGCCGGGCAGGCCATACACGCCAATGCATTCCGGCTTCTTGCCATCCAGCTTGCCGATATACCAGCTTGGGCAGCTGACTTGCGTTTTCAGCCAATCGCGAATATCTGCCAGCATCATTTGATAAATCCTCCCGCAAGCTTCTTCCATAGAGACGAGAACACGCGCTTGATGACATTTTCCTTCTTACCTTTCGCCCACGCCTCCAACCAGAGCCCCTGTGCATTGCGGTTCTTGTCGCGGCGGAAATTGTACTCAGGGTGCCAGTAGAGACGACGAGCATAGGGCGTGTCATAGACGACAGATAATTGTCCTCGCTTTGCCTGTGAATCATCGACGAAGGCGCTGCGCTCCAGCTCGCCCGTCTGCTTCGGTACGACCTCAGCAGCCATGATCTCGTTCAGAATGCTGTGCTTGGAGCCGCTAAGCGTCTGCTGTAACGCCTCTGTCGCCGCCCCGCTGATTCGGTTTAGAGCATGCTGATTCATCTTCACCTTAGCCTTGACCTTCCCCATTTAGCTCAGCTCCAGTTCCGTCGAGAATACCGATCCATCCGGATTGCGTGGGCGCGCCGCTCGATAGATCGTCTTCCGCTCCGCACCGATTCGGACAAAGCCCTCGATCGCCTTATCTGGATTGATATCTCCTTCGCAGATTAATTTGCCGGAGAGTTGCACTAGCTGACGCTGCGCATTCATCACCTGCCGCGACTTGTCCTCATAACAGCAAAGCCCATCGAAGATTAACTCCTCGACAGGCTCACCATCCTCTGACAATTCAGTTTGATAGACTTGCACAGGCGTTTTCAAAATCCAACGCGGGAATGGCAGCTTCATCAGCAAATCCCCCTGTTCGCCAATCCCGTTGTTCGTAGCAGCCCGAATACAGCTTCCGTCGTTTGGACGCCGCCAGCTCCTACGACAGACTTAAATGATAGCGATATGCTGCCTGCGCTGTAGCCCGCGAGCGGCGTGTTCAGGTAATCGCCGTATTGATAGGCAAAGTCCGCCTGCTGGCAAACTGCTTTCCGAACATTTAGCTGCTGAAAAGACGTGAGGTTAACGAACCCCCGCGCCACGATTCGGCTATATGTTAAACTATCAATTTGATCACTGGATTGGCTAAGTGCCTGGTCTAATTCAGCAGCAGGGATGCTCCCGTTGCCGTACAGCGCGTAATCATCCGCCGTTGCATAGGCCATACGATTACGTTCCCGTTACTTCTTTTAGCTTTTTGTTGGCCTCGGCAAGCTTTGCCTTCAAGCTAGCGATTTCCTTCGCCGCCTCGTCGCCTGTACCGCTAAGCTGCGCTTCAAGCTCCTCGATACGATCCAGCGCCTTCTTATGCTCGGCATACGTCACTGTTTTGGCCGGAGATGTCTCGATCGTCTCCAGCACTCCACCATTCTCTTCTGCGATGTCATAGCCGAGCTTTAAATAGGCTGCTTTGTCCGCCTCGTCAATTTTAAGTTGCTTGTTCCCATTAACTGCGTACAGCATCGTTCATTCTCCTCTCTTAAACTGGATTCTTAAGCCTGCTTGTTAATTTGAACACCAGCGACCTTACGCGCAATGACGAACAGGTCCGTATACCGGCGATTTTGGTAGAGATAGCCGTCGCCGCCCGTATGCGAACCTGGCTCCCACAGATAAATTGCACTGTGCTTGACTGGTGCCAGCACTGCCGACGGATGCACCAAAATCATATTGATCTGCTTAGCGCCAACGCCCGGCACTGCGCCATCCGTGAAGTCATAGACCGTCTTCATACGATCAGAAGGAACGGAAACAAGCGTAACGTCATCCAACTTGCGAACAGCGCGATCGATCGTGCCATTGTTCGTTTGGACACTGATGAACCGCTGCACTTCTTCTGCATTCTTTAGCAGCTTTTTAACGCTTGGCGTTACGTACAGAACACGTCCGCTCTCCGGTACGCCTGCCTCGTCCATTTTCTCCATGAGGTTGTCGTAAACGATCAACACGTTCGCTGCAGTCAGGGCAGTTGTATCCGCTGTTCCACCATGCGCTGTAAATTCCGCATGCAGCTTGCTATAGCGGTACTTGTCGAGCTCAGGAATCGCCTGCTCCGTTTCAAATACGTTCGTCACGTTTGCCGCGCCTACCGTCTGATTCGTTTCGTCCACATCCATAGCGTCGACGTAGAATTCTACATCACGGTCATGTTCAAGCACCTTCAACTCGTAATCATTCGCGATGGCTTGGCGGTTCCATCCGCCTGTGCGGCTATGGTCTTTATAGCCAGCTACATCCAAGCGCGGAAGCTTAATCGTCTTTGCTCCCATCCAAAGCGCATTTTGCGTTGTCAGTGCCGACGAAGTTAGTTCAAGCGCGTATTTTTGTTGAAGAACCGTTTGAAACGAATCTACGTAATTGTAAGGCATCGTTTAATCACTCCTATTATTGTTGTGTAACTCCGAAAATTGCGGCGAGCTGTTCATTCCCCGCTTGCCCGCCGGTTCCGCCGCCAGCACCGCCGACGCGGAAGCCTGAACCGCCCTGACTACCATTCCCGCCGCCGTTCCCCTCTGGTTTGAACAGGAACGCTTTAGACTCTTGCAGCACTTTAAGCTGCTCGTCCAAACCAACGATCTTTTCGCCGTCAATGACGAGCTTGGAGCGATCGAACAGCCCAGCCACCAGCGCCTCGTCGTGCACCTTGCCAGTCAGCGATGCCTTGATCGCATTGGAGAGTGTAAGCTCCTTCAGATCGGCAGCATACTTGTCCGCAGCTTCTTTGTTCGCCGCCGTAAGTGCATCGATCTGCTTCTTCAGCTCCTCCGACGTGCCTGCCGTCTTGCCAAGCTCCGCGATTTGCGTATCGCGATCTACAACATCCTTCTCGGCCTTCTTCTTGGCTTCGATAGCTTCGTTATACTGCGATTTTGGAATGAAGTGCTTCGGCAACTCCTTACCGATATCGCCGACTGCGCCATCCAGCTTGGATTCCTCGACGCCCAGCTTCTTCAACAATTCTTTCAACCAATCCATACTCCATCAACCTCCATAGATTTTTATAGCTGCTCTCCAGCTATGGGAGTAGGCCGCTATGCTCCGGCCAACGAGCAATAGGCCCCGGCAGTCTCAACCGGAGCCCATGAAAAAAGCACCCTCGCGTATTGCGTGAGTGCCTCATGTGAAATATTTTTCGATATCCGTCTCCGCTTTAACATAAACAGCATCAACATATCGATCGTTGTGGACTGTAACAGCCCCGCCTTCTAGCTCATAATGTTGAGTTTGACTGTCATCAACATCGACAAGCAGATCGCGCTTGATCAATCCAGGGATGTGCTTTTCCAAAGCGAGACATTGCCTGTTGAATATCTCATCATCCGCTTTCGTGCAAATGTTGTACTCGAACATGTTTCGCACCTCATTCCAAGCCTAATTTCTTGTTTACAGCTTTATTTGTTTTACCGGCCGTATCAATGATATCTTGATAAGCTTGTTCCATCGTCAGGTTCTTCCGCTCCATTTTGCTCTTGACCAATGCGTCAAACTCAATGTGCGGATTATTCTGATTTAGTTTCTCGGCTTCCTCGCGATCATCCATCATCAATCTCGCCTCCGAACGGTATTTATTCCGTAGCGAATGCGCATGCAGCGCTTGATCCTTCAAAGGCTTTTCTCTATCGATTAAATTGACGATGTTCTTGTCGTGAGCAATGTACCACTCGCGGACTTCCTTATTCCCAAACTGCCCGAACATTGCTTCTTCATAATCTAAGGCGTTAAGCGTCTGTTGACGTTCAGCCTTAATTTGTTCCCAACGATTACTATCATTGTACTTTATACGTTGGAAATCTGCTAGAGATTCAGCACCGAGCTTGTCCTTGTAGATCAACTTGTAACGATCAAATTGCTTTTGATCGGATAAGGTTCTCTGCTCCATGATATCCATCAAGGTAATAGGCGGCAACTTGGTTTGTTCCCGTTTACTATCCCTCCGCAAATCCTCATGCTCAGCCAAGTGTCCTCGAAGCCGCCCCTGCCACTCCTTAACCTTTGCTGAAGCTGCAGCCTGATTATCCGGATCTGCAGCACCCGCCTCGCGCCGCTTGTAACGCCGAATCTGACGCTCCATATAGCGCTGCCGCTGCTCCGCCTTGTAATTAGCCAAAGCCTCGCTATCATCGACCGGCTCCGGCAGCTTGCTTACACCCGGAATGTACGTCGACATGTTGTGCCGGCAGTTCGGGTGGAACAGCCCTCCAGCCATCGCCGTGCTGAGCAACGGGTATGGCCCATCAGCTGCTGTGCCTCCGCTGTATACGTCGTCGATATAGACCTTACCTTGCCACGGCAGACAGGTGGGCGAGCAGTTGCTATGCGACGAGACAGCGACCGTTCGGATGCCCAGTGCGTTTCGCTTGGCGCCTTCACCGGTAAACACGGCTCGCTGCGCCGCTGTCCGCAGCGCCATCTCCGCATAAGAGGCGACATTGACCTTGCGGCCATCCGAGTAAGTTATGCAGTCAATGCCTTTATCCAGAAACTCCTTTGTCGCCATGTCGACTGCCTTGCTTAACGACGCCGCTCCCGCGTTGTGGTACACCTGCGCTTTGTAGATCGTCTGCCGGTAGACATCGTCCATCTTCCGCAGCATGGCATGCCTCGCATCGCGGAGCTGCCCTTGCGCTTCTGCCGTAAGAGCATCGACCCGCGGCTTGTTAACCTTGAAGAAGTTTTCGTCATTATCCTCATGAGAAGCAGGGCGGGACAAGTCCTCACGTTTCCCGAAGCCAAACCGACTCCATAGCCGCTTGGCCGCGTCTGCCACGCTCTTGGCGCCGCGGCGGAATGAGCCGCCGATCGTCCGCTTAACCTCATCTTCAACGTCCGGTGCTGCCTGCTCGACGATCTGACGATTTTCCTTCTGAAACTGCTTCAAGCTTGCCAACTTGCGGGCTTGCCATTGTATCCATTCGAATCCAAGCCGTTCCTCCTCCGCCTCATGCGCAGCAAGGTTCCGCTTCATCGACTTCACCAGGTCGAGCTCCATCTGTGCGAAGATTTGCCGGATGCCGTAGCGCTTCTTCATTCGTCATCTTCCGGCGGATCATCTTCGCTCGGCGGCTTGTCTCGGTTAATGGCCGGCTCGTCTATACCGCCGCCCTGCTCCTCTTTTAAACGGGCAACCTCGGCGGCCTTTTCCTCGTCCGTCCAGGTATCGCCATACATCTCTTCAACGGCGCGCTCCAAACTCATCACGCCGAACGTCCGCGCCTTGCCAACCGTCTCGACGACGGCATCGAATGAAGGCGATGCATACTCCCCAAACTTAACGCTCGGCTCGTACGAGCCGACAGCACGGCCATTCAATGTGTCCAACACCATAAGCGCCGTTGCCACGACCTGCGGGATGACTTCATTTAGCCGCTCAATGATCTTGCCGCGCGTGTATAACGTAGCCTTCTCCTTCTCGCGCTGCGCCTCGGCGTTATCCGTCTTCTTCAGGTCGATTCCCAACGTCGCCGGGCTAACGATCCCCTGCAAGCACATGTCGAGCGCGCTGGCATAAGACTCAACAAACGCTTGATACAGAATCTGCGGCTGCACCATGCTAATCTGGCTCTTGGCGTCCTCCGCGAGCGTGGAGCCGATCTTGATGAAACGATTGTCAAACGGATTCGGCCGCATAAGCGCGCCGGTCTCTGGATTACGTGGGATAAGATCCTCCGGAATGTACTTCTGAACCCGGCCGTCGCGGATCGCATCCATCCACTGGCTGACAACCTCGTCCAAAGCATCGAAGCTGTCTGCCTTGCCCCCGTCATAGATCGACTTGCCTCGGCCCTTCCACTTCGGCGAACTGAAAAACATGAGCGGTACGGCCATGATCCAATCGCCGTTGTACGCCGTGTCTGCCAGCTCCGCCGTCTCCGGTACCGTAGCGAGCGACACCTCTTTGCCGTAAGCATCGAGAAGCTGATACCTGATATAGCCGCGCCCGAACGTTTCAACGAGCCGATAGTCCTTATCGCGCTGCCGGTAATCAGTATAGAAGATGACCTCCTGCAGCCGGCCGCGCTGCCGCTTGTACTCGACCTGGTCGCCAGAATAGAACTCGATGATCGGATACGGTGTTACCGCTGTATCCACTGTGAGCTTGAACGCCCCATCTCCAACTACCAGCGTGTCCGTGATCGCGGATCCCAGCAGCTCCGGAAAGCAATTGTCCTCGGCAATCTCGTCCCACTGCAGCTTCACCGCTTCCGTCTGCAGCTCGATACCGTCCATATCAGCAATGACGATGTCGGACAGCTTGTCCGCGATCATGGCCGGCAACCCGGAGTGGATCTTCCGAATGCTGAGCTCCGCCGACGGCACCGCCGCCCAGAAGCGCGAACGGCTCACCGCGTCCACCGCCGTCTGCTTGTAAAACTGATCCAGCTCCGACGCATCCCCGCGATACCATAACCGATTCCGCAGCACATTCGTCTGATAGCTCAACGGCTCCGTAATCGTGATGATTCGGTTTTCCGGCGCCGGGTTGATCCGCAGCATCTTCATGACCATGTTCTTTAACCACCCCATTTCTATACCTCCAATCTGCGCTTGAACGGCTGCACCGCGTACTCCGAGCTGTCCAAGCAGTCTACCGGGTAGCTGCCGTCATCTGTCCGCACCCATTCGCCCGCCTGCCGCTCCTTCTCGTCCCACGTCGCATTCTCCAACGCCTCGGTCCACTTCGCCATATGCTTCATGACTTTGTAGCGGCCCTGATTGATCAGGATGTTCGTCAGTCTTATCCGATCCACGATGCCCTCTTTCTTATAAGCGGCCACCACCTGTATGTTGATGCCGCGGCGCCGCAGCTCGTTGGCCAGCGCCTGCCGGAACAGCTTATCCGCGCTCTCGGCGAAGATATGAGCACACGACAAAAAGGCCGGATACGTCTCCGACCACTCGACTATCTTATTCACGACTTCCTTCGCGTACCGATCGTGCGTAAAGCCGCTCTCCTTGCCCTGCTTGTGGTAATAGCCGTCCAGCAGCACAACGTTCTCATACTTCGCTGTCATGCCCGTGAGCGTGGCAACCGTAGCATCCGTGCCGCCGATGTCGATTCCAATACTGAACTCGATGAAGCGGTAGTCCTTGATATCCGACCTCGTCACGACGACATCCTTGCTCGTATAGCCCGTATATATCCGGCCTGTCGCCGCTGTGCGCTTGCCGAGGATATCCGCCTGGTACCACAAGCTGCCCTTGTCGTACGTCGAAAGCACAGCCCGTAGCCTATCGTCCGGTATGCTCAGATTCCCCATAACAGTGAAGTGCGCGTAATTGTATCCCGAATTCTCTCCGCGCTTCAGCAGCTCGTCCTGATAGTCGAGCACATCGCGATAGAACCAGTGTGACGGCGGCTTCGGATTGAGGTCGAAGAACAGCTGCCGCTTGGAGCTTGCCAGCGTCCGGTCAAATGCCTCTTGCACGAACGATTGATGACACTCGTTTACCTCGGTAATGTACACCGTGCCATAGGAGTTACCTTTGATCCGCGCCGCGTCGTTCGCCTTTCCCCCGCCTGCGATAATTACGACCTTCTCACCTGTAGCCGTCTGGATATACAGCGCATCGCGGTTCTTGTATTCACCCTCTCGGCAGCGGCCCGCAAACAGATGCTGTAAGCCGAAGCCGTTCGAGTCAACCGCATTCATCTTCGCTGCACCGAGCGACACGCCGGCCACCAAATGCAGCTTGTCCGGATGGATCTCCAAGCACATCGCGTATGCAATCAGGTTGATGATGTTCTTACCTGCACGCTTGCCACCTTCCGCAACGTTCAGCCAGCTATCCTTTGAACGGGCAATATACTCGGCCTGCTTAGCCGTAAGGGGTGCATACTCAATCATCGCTCAGCACCCTTTCCGAAGCTGGGTTGTTAATCAACTCGGCAAGCGCGGTAATCTGCGCGTTCGGATCGACGCCATCCTTATTCGGCACCTTGGATTTCAGCACCTCGATACGCGCACGCTGCTCCTCTGTCGCGAGATCCGTCTTCAGCAGCTCGTCATATTGCTTGATGAGACTCTGGAGCGTTGACATGGCCCGGCTCTGAGCCTGCAGGAAGGTTGCCTGCTTGTCCCACGCCTGCTGCACTTCCCACTTCTCGCCGAACACATTGCCGCTTTTCTCCTCGATGCGCTCAACCGTCTTGTCGTCGCGATCCTTAACGTACATGATCTGCTGCGCCCGAATGATGGCCGTGTACTGGATCATGATGTTGTCCCAAACGATATCGATCGGGCTGCGTTCCTGAAGCTGGCCCATGATCTCCAGCGACTCGGCCGGCAGATACTTCTGGAACAGGCCATGTGTTACAGCATTGCTGTTGCGCGCTGGCGCCCCTCCGTTGTTCCCCACGGCGTTCTTATTCCCCTTGGGTGCACCCCCGCGCTTTGTGTGCACACCTTCGACAGAGGGTGCACCCTTATTACGCTCCCAGCCATGACGCTGCTTCCAGCTCTTAACCGTGTTCAAAGTGACGCCATGCTTCTCAGCGATCTCCCGATATTTCAAGCCTGCTTGATAATCCTGCTCGGCCAGCTTATGCGTCTCTGCCATGCTTCACGCTCACCACCTCCGGCGTTGTGTTGTTTTGCTGCATGGAGCCTATGCTCCACTTATTCGTTTTCCAATCTCGCAATCTGCCGATTCACAGATTCGACGATACGTTCTCGCTCTTCTCCACTGTAATAATCGATTATCTCTTCCGGCGTAACGTCCTCCAGAATATAGCCATCAACAATTGTGGACCATACGGCGTACTTCCCACCCGGGAGCTTATCGATTCTCCTTGCCATCACATTCAGCTCCTTTCAGGCAAAATAAAAAAGCACCCGTTAAGGTGCTTTTCGTTATTCGAGTTCAACCCATTTTGCATTTTTATCATTCTTATCAAAGAAACTAAACAATTGACGTTTTGCTTTTCTCATTACATCTTCGATAGAATCTGCCGAATTATCAGACGAGACGTAAGGGCCTGCTTGCTCAGAGCCTTTATATGCATGGCTTGTTGTGAAATAATATCTTCCATCAAACCTTTTTTCTACCCGAACCGTTATTTTTGTTGTCCCAATATGGTCGTGCTGTATCCATAAATTCCATTCTTTCACCAACTCATAACAATCGATGACTTCATCTCTCGCTATCCACGCTTCCATGTGATCTGACAGAGATATCACCTCAATCATAATTTTACTGGTGGTTACTGTACCGAAATACCGGCACGTTTGATGTACTCTTCAAAACTATGGCCGCCAATTGAATTGATTATCTGCCCAATCTTAAACTGCGCCTCTGTTATAGTCATCTCAGGTAACTTGGGATATGGAATATTTGATCTAAATCCATCAACAGCTACAGTATAGAAATCTTCCACAATTGTTTGATTATAGCAAAGTAAGAATCTTTGTTTGTATGCTTTTTTATCTGGGAATCTCTCCGTCCATTCTTCATAGAACCGGCCACTATCTGAGAAGTCTACTTCCTCTCTTTTTATCGTGATAGAAAGGTTATCTTTATAAACATATGTTCCAAATTCGTCGTTAATAATCCAATCTTCAGGAGTGCTATGTTGGATATGTTGGATAAATTCTGAATATTGCATTCGACAACCTCCTACCAATAATCTGCAATGTTAGAGTAAGTATTACACGTTATTACAGAATAGTCCATAAGAGATAATGTCGAATGCTGTCTACTACACACCCGCCCATAATTCATGCATATTGCGCTCGACTCAAATTCCTAAACGCTTGGGATTTCCCCTTGAAGCAACGCGGCACGCTACAAACTTGCTTCGCCCCCGTCCAGCGCCCCCATATACAGCCTTTGCAGTGATCGGGCTGCTTCGGCTGCTCACGTTCAAGTTGATATTTCTTATAGGCTTCCGGCGTCATGCTGGTGCCTCCTTTACATGCAAAGAAGCCGCCCAATGGACGGCTTCTGTCTCGTATACAATTATTTCATACTAGCATAATAACACGGATTTCCTGACAAAAACGGCTCATTTACGGCATAATTTCGGCTCGTTTTCGGCACTTAAACGGCAAGCCTCTCAAATTCCTCTAACGCTTTAGTCCTCCATGATCTGAAAGTCCGCTCTGCAATCTTCATTTCTGCAGCAGCTTCCTGTACAGGTACACCTTCGACATACCGCAAACGCAGCAACTTCGCATAATCGGGCTTATAACTCTCCAATGCTTCAAGTGCCGCATCAATCTGGTCGCGCTGTGCCTGAAGATCCTGCAGCTCGCTCAACCTTTCGATAACTGCTTCATAGCCGTCTTTGCTGCCAGTGCGCGCTTCGATAACCTTCTCGATCTTCGCTCGTAGCTCACGCAACGCCTTGTCATCGTCCGCATCGCAGCCCTGCGCTGGAATGGCTCTAAGCTGCGATCGTATGCCGGATGGGTATTTGTCCAAATACGCATGCGCCGTCGTCTCTAGCTCCTGCTCGCGCTTCGAAAGATACATGTATGTCGGCATACCGCGCAGCTTACGGTGCAGTTCCATCAGTTGGTCATCCTGATTCAAACGGCTGACCGTAATGCCAGCGCCAATTGAATAATTTTCGAGTACCTTGATGCGAGCTACGATTCGCTTATAGTTGCTCAGTTGTTCGATTACCGCTGTTTCGTCCATCTATTTCCCTCCTCATGTTGCCACTCTCTCGATCCTTGCTTTAAGTGCTTCCAACAGCTTATCCTGCATTGCAGCCTTACCCTCAAGTGCAGCCATCACGTCTTCGTCAGCTCCGCCCTGCACAACAAGGTGATGCAGAATAACCTTTTGCTTTTGACCTTGGCGATGCAAGCGGCCATTCGCCTGCTGATACAGCTCCAGGCTCCAGTTCAAGCCAAACCACACGACGTGGTTACCCCCATCCTGAAGATTAAGCCCGTAGGCTGCGCTAGCGGGATGGGCCAGAAGGATATCGACCTCACCTGCATTCCAGTCTAACTGGTCCTGCGGCGTCGATAGCTCTCTGATCCGTAAACCTGATTTGGATAGCGCGGACTTGATTCGGGCTAAATCGTGCTGATAGCTATAAAACACAAGTGCGGACTTACCGTTCAATTGTTCAATAAGCTCCATAAACGCCTCGATCTTATTATCGTGGATCTCATGTACTTGCCGATCACCGTCATACAAGGCACCATTGCAAAGCTGTAACAGCTTTCCTGTTAACACTGCTGCACTCGTTGCGGTAATCTCTGTGCCTTCGACCTGTAGCAGCAGATCCTTTTCTAACTTGTCGTAAAGCTTCTGCGCCTTATCGTCTAACACGATTGGAATAACATTCGGGATCGCATCCGGCAAATCCAGATAGTCCTCCGCCTTCATGCTGATGCAAATATCTTGAATTTTTTGTTGGATAACCTCGTCGGCACCAGGTTTCGCCGTGTAGCCGAAACCGTGATAATTATGCTCGAAATACTTTGTACGGTAGCCCGTTATGTTTTTCTCTAGTCGCTGTCCTTGATCAAGCAGAAAAATCTGCGCCCATAAATCAAGCAACCCGTTCGGCGCCGGTGTACCGGTCAGGCCAACGATGCGCTTCATATGGGGCCTTACCCAGCTCAATGCTTTCGTCCGCTTGGCGGCGTGATTCTTGAAGCTGCTGAGCTCGTCCAGTACAACAAGGTCAAACGGCCATGCGTTGCGGTAATATTCAGTCAACCAAACCACATTATCACGGTTGATTACGTAAATATCTGCTGGTGTATTCAGTGCCCGGATCCGCTTGTTCTTATCTCCCAATACCGGCACGATCCTCAAATGCTTCAAGTGTTCCCACTTAGCCGCCTCGGTCGTCCATGTCGCTTCTGCAACCTTCTTCGGTGCAACAACCAGCGTTTTGGTAATAGCGAATCGGTTGTATTTTAGATCGTTTACCGCCGTCAACGTAATGACCGTCTTCCCTAGCCCGAGATCCAGAAACAAGCCCAATGCCTCATCGGCAAGTAAACGATTTATGCAGTATCGCTGGTATGCGTGTGGAATAAATTGCGTCTTGGGTTTCGCTATACCGTTTGCCCGTGCTATTGCTCCGGCCATGTCGGCAGCCCTCCTGCAGCTTGCATACGGCTGATGAACGCATCGGCTCCTGCTTTACTATCGATCACCGTAACGGGCAACCCTAGGTTTGAAATTGTTCTTTGCTGGTTAACCTGTAACGGCGTCGCCTTCTTGCCCGGCGCTTTTAGCTCAACGAACGCAACACGTCCTCCGGGCAACATCACAATCCGATCCGGCACCCCTGCATTGCCGGGGCTCGTCCACTTATACGCCTTTCCGCCAGCTGCCCGTACCTTCTCCCGCAAATATGTCTCTATGTCACGCTCTCGCATGCTCAATCCTCCTGTCAACTTTCCGAACGATTTTCCTATACGTGTATGCGTATAGGCGCATTAGGCGTATTAGGCGGGCACTATACTCTCTATTCTCTCTATTTATTATTTTTAATAGATAGAAAGTTGACAAAGTATACAAAGTACCTAAAAGCCTTATATATCAAGGGTTTAGCCTGTCAACTTACCCGTCAACTTTCTAAAAAATGAAAGTCGACAAGGTTGACAGAGAAAGTTGACAAACTCACTGAAAGTTGACAGACAAAGTTGACGACTTCACGAACCCTTTTTGTTGCCCATACGGCCCAAATCTGAATGAGCTCCCGTATCGTTTCCACCCCTGAAGTCTCGATAAAATACCGTTTATCTCCATTGCGTCGTATCGCTTCATAAACTTAAGATCGCTCCCGTAACATTCGCACCACACCTCGGCAGCGCACACGCGACTCCGTTCAATGGCTTCGCCCTCCGCCCGGCCGAATTCCCCTGACCAGTACATACGGCGCTCAGCCAACGTACGTTTATCCCAATCCGTTGGAACCAGTCGCTCCACAAACTCACGAATGACGCCCTCCTTAGCGTTGCTTTCGCGGTGGATCTCCTGCTGCGCTTGTGCTTGTTCTTCCGCTTCGCCCGTCAAATACAATGGCTCTCCCAGCTGCCAGTACATATAAGCCTCCGCATAAATTTGCGGAACCTCTTCTTCCAATAGGCCGAATACGCTCTTTGTCGGCTGCTGAACGCCTACGTCGACCGGCCAGAAGCGACGATTCCCCGTTGCATCCTTTAAGAATTCACTATCATTCGTGGTTCCCCAGAATACCCCTCTTCGTGGGTAAGCCTTCGTACGGCGCCCGTATGGCTCTCGGTAAATATCCTCCGTCCGACTAAGGAACTGCTTGATCGCTCCCGTCTCCGACTTACTGAAGCCGTTGAGCTCACCGACCTCATTAAGCCATATCCCCTGTATGAGCTCGCTTGCTTCCTTGCCTTCAAACGTCGTTAAGCTATCCGAATACCAGCTTCGCCCCAGCAATCGCAGAAACGTACTCTTCCCGAGCCCCTGTGGTCCCGCAAGGATGGGCATCTGATCATATTTACAACCTGGAGCCATGGCCCTCGCAACTCCTGCGACAACAGCCTTACGACTCACCGCTCTTGTGTACGTGGAATCCGCAGCCCCTAGGTAATCAGTCAGCAACAGGTCCAAACGGCGAACTCCGTCCCATTGAAGACTCTTAAGCCATTCCTGAACCTCATTAAATGTATGCTTATGCGCACAGAGCGCTACGGCATCAAGAATCTTTTCCTTACCTGTAATGCCGTACGATCGCTCAAGGTAATGCCTCAGTCCTGCATCGTCAATATCGGTCCACTGCCGGCGTTCGGGGCGTTGATCCCAAGGCAGCGCGCCTAGCGTCAGCCCCCTCACAGCGAACTCGTCGTACGCGAGCTTTCCCCGAATCATCGGATCGTGCTCGAGAATAACAAGTATGTTGTCCGTCGTCTTAGCTGGCCTGCCAGTGGTTGTACTGATTTCAAGCTTTTTGATCCAATCCGGATCTCCTGCCACTAGATCGGCTACCGGCGCTCCAAACGCTGCAGCTGCCTTATCATAGCGCTCTTGGTTAATCGCCGTAGCAACACCGCCATCCTGCAGCGCGAATGCAACCATAGCCGTGAACGATGGAAGCCGATTCGTCGGCGTCCCTGCAGCGGCCTCGTCGTCTGCATCCCCGAAGCGGTGCAGCCGGACCAGATCAAAAGCATTCACTAGCCGACCACCGCACGGATCCGTAGCATGGTGTGAATAGAGGAATGCGCCGTTATCATAAATAACAGCACCACCGGATGTGCTGGCACCCACATAAGTGAAGCGCCCCGTCCCGTCGTCCGTCGAGGCATAGAGCCCCGGCAGGAACTTCTCCATTGCAGCAAGCACGTCATACTGACGGCAGAATGCGCCGACGATACCATCCTTCACTGCAGGATCCCCCTGCTTAGCTGCCATGCGAACATGTACCTGCTGCGCACCGGGAACCTGCGGCCACTCTGAGACGTTACGCCAGTCCGTGTACATTCCAAGAAGACCCTCAGCATCCACAAATGGCTTGTCGCCAAAGGTGAACACATACTGGCTATCAGCACTGCAGCTTGGCCAGTACATGAGCCGTGTTGCTTGGAACGTTGTTGGGTCGCACAAATCTATACCGATGATCTGCGCTAGCTTACGTGCAAGCGGCTCGTACTCATCTGCCGTAACCGTTCGATTAAGAGGAATCAGAACGCGCAGCCGCGGTCGCGCCTCCTCATGCTTCCGAGTACTGTACACCGCATACGCGCAGCCAAGTCCATCGAGACGGCGCTGCACGTCAGATGTGCTGCCTGCTGGTAAGGCGTCAAGATCAAGCGTTATGACGTCACGGCCTACAACCGCGGACGTCTTCCGGCGCCCACCAATAAGCTCACCGGCGACGAAGCCGCCGACGTCCTTCAAGTCATCTTGCTTTGACTTCGGCATTGCCAGATATTCCGCTAATGTTTCGGTGCCACGGACCGCCGTGCGCAGCCGCTCGACGAGCTCGGACCACCAGATCGATTGCGCGGGCCAGTGTGTCGCCTTCCTGCTGCCGGCGGCAGAGATTGTTAATTGTCTATTGAATTGCACGGCGCCAGGCCACCTTTCAGGTTAATCAGTCAATTCGAACACATGCCAAACGAGTGATCCGGATTGAACAGTACTAATGAAGCGCGTTTTATCGTCCGCATGGAATTGCCAGCCTGTACCCACGACCACTATCCGCTTTATTACATTCCAATTTGGGCTTGCTTCCTCACCTGGGACTAAGGCATACACGACGATATCCCCATTCTGAACAACAGCCGATATGATCTTGCTTGAAGACGGAACCTCAATGGTTTGTGTCGTAAGGCTCGGGTACACAGGATATTTGTAAATAACACTCATAAAGTCTTACCCCCGTGTCTGTGCGGCCGTGTAGCGTTATAAGCCATCTTCTGAAGGATAGCCGCCTCCAGATCTATCTCCAAATGACCGCAAAGGTCAAATATCCGAATTATCGTGTCAGCCAATTCTGTTGGAATGCCACACGGCTTATCTCCCTCAAACCAAATTTCAGTGAAGCCTTTACCGTCCCGGTAATCCTCCAGCGCCTCTGAGAGCTCGCTGTGCATAAGTGCAATAGATTCACCAAAAGCTCGCGGCTCATCATACCAACCTTTATCAATAGCGTTTCGGTGAGCAGCATCAACCAATCGAGGTATCGTTATCCGCGGTGCTAGCAGCTCACGCATACCAGGTAATGCGGCGCGAGCCATATATGGATTTTCCAAAAAAATTCCTCCCTTTGAATTTAGTAGCCAATGTTCTCCTTATGATCAGCATCGCAGCTGCAGGGAAATGACCGTCCCAAAAATTACATACAATAACAGGATAATGGCAAATGGACGTCGAACAGAATCATCAAAGGAGCGTGATCTCATTGACAACGGCAAGCAAGGCGCAACACATCCCTAAAGACCCTTTTGTCGACATTGCCAGCAGTCTTATGGAAATTACTAACTTACTCCGCAGTTTGGCAACCTGTAACGAAGCCATTTTTAAAAGTCTTGACAAGCAGTCGGAACTGCTTGTCGAGGTTTCCAAGGACTCGTCTGACACCAATTTCGCCGTTAAATATAATGTCGATTCGAGCATGCGGAGCGTATCGCACGCAATCGAATGCATTATAAACATGCAGGTCGAACAGCGTGTACGTGAAGCAATAAAGGATGGGGACACCTCGTTTAGCATTATCGATTACATTACAACCATGAAGCTCGATAAGTCTGCGGATTGAATTATAGCCTTGATGTTACAAAGGCAGCATTTCACAACATACTCACCTATTCAAAATGCGCAGACATCTTACCGACCAACCCGCGAGCAGCGCCGATGTATTTCTCGCGCTGTTCCGGCTCCCCTGCTTCGATCTCACCTAACGTCGCAAGCAGACCTTTAAAGCCTTCGACTATTGCATCAAACTGGAGCTTAAACTTAATCGTCGCAGCGCTGCTCGGCTGCGCAACTTTTTTCCGGAGCTCGGCCAATTCCGCCTCTACCTCCGGCGGGATCTTCTCCACGATAGCTGTTGTCTCGATCGGCTTCGCCTTCAGTTCATCCTCGAGTCGCTTCACCGCTTGCTGGGCTTCGAACAGTTCGTCCTGCACCCTTTGTGCAGTCTCTGTATCACCGGCAATCTTCGCCTCTGCAAGCTCAATGTTCAACTGGGATACTCGCTCTTGAAGCAACTCACGTTCCTTACGCTCTGTCTCAGCCTGCTTTTGGGCTTTTTTCAGTTCTGATTCGAGCTTCTTTGCCTGCTTCTCAGCATCCTGACGCGCTTTTACTGCTGCTTGCAACTCCCGAGTCGACAGCTCGACAGCGTTGATGTCTTCCGCAAACTGTTCACGCTCTTCTGAAGGGACTGCCAATAAGGCAACAGCTTGCGTATAACTCAAATTCTCAACCGCTTGGAAATTTGAACCGTATTCGACTGCAACCTTCATGAAGTTATTTGCAGTGGACTGACTATAACTGACGTTTTCGGACAACCAAACGCCCCACTCACCGTGGTTTACGAGTGCCTTTGCCTCATTCAACCGCTTACCAATTTCGATGGCGCCGCGCAACACAATTTCGCGTGTCTGGCTATCGATACTTCGAATCTCCGCTGCGATGAGCTGCGGCGTCCTATCAATAATTTGGGTCATATAGCAACCTCCTGCTGTGCCGTTATTCTAAGGCGCTCTATTTTCTTCTTTAGTTTTTTCTCGATAAATGCGTCAACGAATTCTCGTACTGCTGGAGTCATGCCTTTGTTACCAAAGCCGCGACATTGAATCACCTTTCCATCGATGACTTCCATTGTGTAAAACGGAGCGTCTGGAGAGTCAATCAGCCTTATTAAGAAGATATCGCAGGCGCCTCGAGCATATTTAGGCGCATAACCACCTACGCAATGTTTTAGGGTCTTCCCTTCTGCAAATAGCTCTTCATTTGTAGCGCACGGTCGCAAAGATAAGCCCTCATGTTCAAAGTGATAAGGCTGAAGTTCTGCTGCCCTTTGGAGTATCCCCTTGATAACCTCAGAATCGCGTTTTAGCTTGGTCTTTTGAGAAGATTCCTGGTGAGCGCGGTGGAGATCATTAGGGAACAGAACAGCCTCTTTCGTCAAATCCTTACCGAGCTCTCTACATTCCCTAAGATAGTCTCGCCAAGAAATAAGAACGTCCCCACCAGAACGATACCTGCTTTTGACGCGTTTAATCTGTTTTAAAAAATATCTTTTAATTACTAATATTGGGGCGTGGATCCCAAGGTTTAATAACTCAGATGCATTATAATCAGACAGAAGATCGGACATTGTTGAAGCTTCTTCCCAGGTATAGTTGGATCCATCCTTCCTAGAAAGCTGGAAGCATCGTAAAGTCAACGCCCCAACCGATACTTTCGAAGCTTTCATTGCCTTCATATCTGACTTACTTAAACGAAGAACCTTCTCCGGCGTCTTACCTCGCCAATTAATGGCACTGTAAGTTGCCTGCCCTTCAAGTTTCGATGTAACGAGATGACCAAGGCCATACTTAGTAAGAAACTCAATGCATGGGTACCGTGCCGCCAGGTCAAATACCTCAACGAAATCGGCTTTTTTATATTTTTCCCAAGTACAGTATTGAAAAGGTGTCCCCCGTACAGCTGACTTAATCGATGCTGCGCTGTAGTAGCTAGGGGTATACTTCATGCTACGAACAGCTTCAGAATAGACTTTCTTACAATGCACCCATTTTACCGATCCACCCCAACAATTCCTGCGCGCCATCAGCCCACTTTTACCCCATTCGAACAGATACAGCGCGACAGGTTTAATAAGCGTTTCGGTTTTTCGATAATCTTTCGTGTAATCCCTTACTGCATAAAAGCCTCGAGCAACAATCGCCATTGGGTCTATGAGTGACTTCTCGTACCATAACAGGTAGACAGAATCAACCATCGCTTTTCTGCCTCGGCCGCTGGCTTTTACCCTTACCGCGCTACGACAATGCGGACATTCCACTGATACACCGTGCTTTAGCCCCTCCGTCAAATGCTCTTGCTTGCAGTGAGTACAAAAGCCATACTGCCGTCTTCCTTCACGGTGCGTAAATAGATACCGACTCCAGTCCATCACATCGTCAGTAATGTACGACTGTATCTCGGAGCTTATGTCGATTGGAAAATGATCATGAAAACCCAATGCTAGCCCCTCCTTATAAGAAGTCATCAAGCTTGACATCGAATTCTGATGTTGGCGACACTTGCGTTACTGTGTCCGCTGGGGCCACAGTAACCTTTTGGCTTAGAGGCATCGTCGGATCCGCGTCAATACCGTAGTACTTAAGCACAACAGCGAATCCCTCTGCATCGGTAAGCATGGCTACGCCACCCGACTGCTTCTTTTTTGCCTCGGCTTTCATTGCATCGAGACTCTTTACAATCGACTTATCTGCTGCACACAGTTGCTCTGCATGACTTGGAGTAGCCTCCAGATGATCAATCAGGAACTTCCCAATCACTTGTACATAAGCGTTACCCTGCGCCGCATCCATTTCCATTCGAAGTTTATTAAGAGCTTTCATGCTAACCCCTCCGCTTCCCAAATATCTGTGCTGCCCAGTCACCTTCACGATCCCGAAGACGCTGAGCTCCAAATCGACCCATTTGCTGCCTTGTCCATAGCGGCTCGGTTGCTGCTCGTTCTATCGGCCATTTCGATTTCTTCACGCGACGATGGAATGTGTGATACGGAATCCCGTTCTGTTCAGCAAGCCGCAACGCGCTCTCTGGATATACTCGAATAAACTCAGTCGCTCGCAACGCGTTCTGCTTAAGGTCCTCTATCGTCTGAAGCGGCTGAGTCGCTGCCTTCTCAGCTGAATATCCATTCCGAATGCGGACCATGAACGTCTTATAACAAATCCCATTTCGCTTAGCCGTCTCAGCCCATTCGCTGTAATGTCCTCGCGGCTTATGCACTCGCGGCGGCGTAGTCATTGCTTTCTGTTTCGACCACAATTGCTGCCGCACCCTTCGGTCTAACATTGTCGCTGATATCCCAAGCTCAGCTGCCTTGGCATACTCTTCTGGCGTTATATAAAAGTAATGACTCATCGAATCAGTCCTTCATATAGAAGTTTGTAACGAACCCATCACCCTTAAGTGGTAGCCCCGGCGCCCACTGGATCGGCTGCGCCATGATCTCCAGCATCCGATCCAGCTCGTCGGCGCTACTCAGCTCCGCCCCCACCTCGTCATGGACATGCAGCACAATTGGGTAGCCTACATGATCTAGCCGCATCAGTGTAACGGCTAGGCAATCCCGTGCGATCGCTTGAACGCAGTTCTCGACGAGCTTGCCGCCGTAGGTATTAAGCACCGTCCACTTCTTGCTTGTCTGGTCCATACCCCAATAGTGAAGCGCAGGCTTGCCAAAATCGTTCTCTCGCAGAAACGGCTTCGCATAAAAGAGCTTCCGTCCACTCGGCAACGTAATTGTGAAGAAGTCCTGTTTCGTAGCGTGATGGCTTTCGCGAGCAAAGATCAGACCACGTACACCGACCGGCTGCCCCGTCTCCATGACCTCAATCGCCGCCGCCTCCATGCTGTACCACAGATCAACGATACGTCGGTTAGCATTGCGCCAACGCGTAACGATCTCCGGCAGTTCCGCTTCCGTTAGCCCTTGATCAAGCGCCCCCATTGCAATCAGTGCACCTTTTCCACCTTGATAACCAAGTGCCAATTCTGCGACCTTGCCCTTTTGCCTAAGATCGCTACCCTTGCCGATCTGTTCGATTGGTACGCCAAACATCTGCGAAGCTGACGCTTCGTAAATTTTGCCGTGCGTTGCGAAAACGTCCAGCCGCCATTGCTCGCCAGCTAGCCAAGCAATAACGCGCGCCTCGATTGCGCTGAAGTCAGCTACTCCAAGCTGCTTACCTGCCGGTACCACAAACGCCGTCCGGATCAATTGCGAGAGCGTGTCCGGCACGTTGCCGTAAACGAACTTCAACATTTCAACCTTACGCTCAACAACGAGCTGCCGGGCGTACTCTAAGGTAGAAAGATAATTTCGGGGCAGGTTCTGGATCTGAACCAACCGCCCCGCCCAGCGCCCCGTTCGGTTTGCGCCGTAAAACTGAAGCAAACCGCGTACTCGCTGATCGCTGCCGGCAGCCGTCTGCATCGCGGCATATTTCTTGGTACTCGTCTTGGAGAGCTCCTGCCGTATCTCCAGAACGCGCCGCGCCTTGCCTTCGTCCAGCTTGTCAATCAACTTGGAGACGGTCCCTTTTTGCAGATTCTCAACCTCTTCGCCGGTCTCTTCCGCTAGCCATTTGCTCAGCTGTTGGACGCTTTTCGGGTTATCCAGCCCCGTCAATGAAATTGCCTCGGCGCGGAGCTCCGAAGTCACCTGCTCGTCCACGGCCAACGCCCCTTCGACCATCTGCAGATCGCAGAATAGGCCACGCGCATTAATGCGCTGATCCAAATGCCAGAGCTGCCATTCCTGGTCCGGTACCGGGAACGCGGAAAGCCGGCGTTGGATCTCCATCTCAGCTACAACGTCACCAACGCAATACTCCTTGAAAAGCTTCCACTTCTCAGGCTCATGATGTGGTAACGTTCTCGTCCGCATGCCATTCGTTCTCGTCGGTTTGCACGGAATGCAGAACGTCCGGATTAACGAGCCTCCGGTGCCAAGCTTCCGCTTATCCTGAGGGATGCCTAACGCTTCTCCGACAGCGCCTAGTCCAGCCGTATAGCCGCAATATAAGCCATGAACCTGTGTGCAGCGCCATTGCTCGATTGGGCTATAGAAGAAGCGGTTCAAGCAGTACCACTCAAAAGCAGCGTTATATGCGTGCTTAACCACTGCAGGATCTGCGAGCGCTTCGACTATCTCCTGAGGCAGATACTCTCCTTGTGCCAAATCAACGATCTGTACAGGTCCGCCGTCCCAGCTGTAGGCGAACATGAGGATCTGAAAATCAGGTGACTGGGCGTATTTGTAGGCTCCCGCCTTCTTAATGTCGATGCTGCTATATGTCTCGATATCAATATTTAAAGTTCGCATGACTCCTCCTTTGGGCAAAAAGAAAGAGAGGCCCCTTAAGAAAACCTCTCTATCAAAATCAAACTAGATGCCCCATACGCCGCCAGTCATCGGCTTGCCCGTAATAGGATCGATCTGCGGTTGCCCTACCGGAGCTGCCGGTTGCCCATAAGGAGGCGCTGCAGGTTGTTGTCCGTAGCTAGGAGCAGGTGCCCCGTAGCCTTGTGAAGCAGCAGGCTGGCCGTATTGTTGCGGCGGCGCTGATTGTGCCCATCCTTGTGGCGGCTGATGCGACGGCTGCTGGTAGCCAACGCCCGACGGTGCGCCGCCGAAAGCCTGTTCAGCCGAGATCCGACCACCAAGAGGCTCACCATCGCGAAGAATTTGAACAGGACCAAGGCCGGCGCCGATGCCGCGGTTTCCGCTGTTGCTGAACGGGAAGAAATTAATATTGGCCCGCGCATACACACCGCTATAAACTCGCGTTTGATCGATGATCGGACTCATGTCCGGCGCAACGATAGCTTGCTGCTGCTTGCTGCTTGCTGTCAGAACCCAATGACCTTTGCACTCAGGGCCGAATGGTTCGCCGTTCTGGCGCACACCATCACCGTCCCAAATCGGAGTTTTCGGCTGAGGAGGACGTGCACCGCTCCATGTGCCAGCTACGCCTTTCTCGATTGCAGCAGCAATTGCAGCATGAATGCGCGCCATTGTCGCCGTGTCAGATTTGGGAATCAGAATCGTTGTGCTGTATTTCGGCTCTTGCCCCGGTTGATTCGCATGCGGTTGAAATAGATGTACAAAGCTCAGTCTTACCTCGCCAGTAGTTACGTTTGTCGCTTGTTCGTTTGTCATTTGTGGTTTTCCCCCTGAATTATATTTGCCGCTTGACCAGCGCCCGGATGTCATTTGCTCAATATGGTAATCTGCGATATCGCCCATCACTATTGCCCTCCGAACGCCTGCTCTGCGGTAACTTGGTTGTTGATTGAAGGACGCAGATCTTCTGCCGGCGCTAACGTCGGGGCTCCGGACTGCTTCACTACATGCCCCGTGTCTTCTAAGACTTGTTTGTACATTTTCTTACTATCAAATAGCTTCTCTGCTGCCGCAGCGGTAATTGGCTTACGTTCATACAATAGCGCCCCGTCTATACCGTATCTCTCCATGTGAATGAAAGCCGCATCTATATCGGCAAACTGCCGTGAGCCGCGGCCTTCTACCGCCTTCCAGCCAGGAACGTCTCCGCCTTTCAAAACCTCGGCTAGAGCAGCTTCTTTAAGCGAGCTATACCATTTGACCAGACCGTCACCACGCCGAAGGATGTCAGCTACCTCGTCCCATCCAATCATTGGCGGTTTCAGTGACGCCTTATCTTCGATGGACAGCAGCCCTTCAACACGCGCTCGGCACGTACTGCGGGCGCGGCAAAAACCGCAATGCTCGCCTGGTGCATATTCACCCTCGCCAGCAAATGCCCGTGCTGCGATCGGCTTAATCGACTCGCCCCAAGCCAGCAGCTCCGCTGCCGTTAGCGACCACTCGCTTGGCTCGTCCCATACTTTCGGTTGAACGATAGCCACATGCACTGTCTCGATAGCGTATAAGAGCGAGTAAGCCTGTAACGCGCCGAGAGCGTAAAGCATCATCTGAGGATTCTCCTGCGCAGGTACCGGAACCCCTTGACCGTTCTTATAATCGATGATGTACAGCTGCTTCCCGCCGATGATGATGCAGTCCGATGTACCGAAAGCCTCCGGAACGTAGGCACTAATGTCAACACGACGCTCAACTGCAATGTAAGGCGGCGTTTGGAATGAATGAACAATGCCTTGAATGAAATCCACGTAAGCATCTGTGTTCGCATCCATATCCGGCTCATAAAGCTCATTAGCTTTGAATTTACGTACGGCTGCAGCATACTTCTGACCAGTCATTTGTTCTAGACCTAGTGCTCTCCGAAGCTTCAACTCCGCGAGCTCATGTGCCAATGTCCCACGCGACGCCGCTTCACTCGTTGTATCTGGCAATGTTGCTTCCAATCGTGCACTGGGCGTGCAATGGAGCCAGCGGTGTGCCCCGCTGGCAGACAGCAGGGCGTGCGCTCGCTCAGCATGAACGATCTGACTCATATCTGGGCCCCCATCGCTCGCAGCGCCGTTGCAAACTCACCGTAGCGCTCCTTTGGCAACTGGGTTAGCGCCTGTGCTCCGAAACTCTGTAGGAGCTGAACAACCTCTGCTTGCCGACCTGCATCCATCAGTGGAGTCGCCGCAACCGCTAGCTGCTCCATTGTGTAACTAGTCGGGAGGGCTGTCGGAACAGCGCCAAATGGGGCTACAGGTGCTGGTGCAAGCGACGCTGTGCCAACCGGGGCTACAGGTACCGGCGTACTCGGCGAGGCTCCTAATGGAGTGGAAGGCGCAGTGCTGACTGGAGCTTGTCCAATTGGTGCAGTGTTTGGCGTACCGTACTGATGTTCAAACCCGGCTGATTGGTGAGAAGGTACTGGTGCGTTTAATGGCATCGAAGCAGATACAGCCTCCCCGCCCATCGTTCCAGCCAATTCGTGAACAAGCTTACGAGCATCAGCCGCATTTGCAGCTTGGAGCATAATTTGAATTGGAATTAAATTGTTCATAGTAACCTCCAGAAATAATGTATTAGTCCCATGGACCGCGTTGTCTGCGTTCACACTCTTGATAAATTTGCAATTCGTTTTGGAGCCGATCGATTTCACGTTCCATTTGCTGTGCAAGTCGGATCGCATACGGCCAGCCTTCGCGGGCTGCTATGACGAATGTCTGATCCTCAGCCGATACTAAAAAACCTAGAACGCGTCCTTCACCTTTAATCAGCAAATCATAATTCGAATTATTTGTAGTTACCCATGGCCCTTGCGTAGCTGCCTCGCATAGCGCTAGATCAGCCTCAAGATCGCGCACTTGATTTTTTACCAAGAAATACTCCTCCATTTTCAATCCAGCCGCCGTATGCTATAATGGCGGCAACTCTTATTTTTTTTATATTCAGCTCATCGGCTCCTACCCCGATCGAGCTGTTTTCCATTTCAATGCATTCTGATCAGAAGCAAACTCCATAATGCCGATCCGCTCTTGCAGCGTTAACTGCATCCAAACCCAACCTGTGATAGACATCTCTTTTCACCACCCCCCAGCCTTCATGTGTACTTATCGTGTCGCCTTTAGAGGCCAGCATCTCTATTACTCTAAGCTTCACTCTGGGAGATGTACGGATATTTCTCGTGAAAAAACTTAACGGGAATTTTGCCCTTTTCAACCCAGAATCCTTGAGCTTTAAGTTCCTCATTCATGAACTGTATCCGCATTTGCGCGGTTCTTACCGTTCCACAACATAAGAGGCGTTGAACATCTTTCGAGTCGTAATAATGTTTCATACCGATAATCCTCGCTTTCTATTGAATACATCCTCACCTTTCCGTTTTGAACAGATAATCCAGTGGCAAGTCTGGGAAAAATTCCGACTGGATTTTAAACGCCTCGTCAATCCATAACGGAGCTTTCCCATTTAGCTTTGCAGAAACTGTGGCTGGACGGTTCGTGTTCAAAACAGGGATGATGTCTTTCTGCTTTAATCCCTTGCGCGCTAACTCAGCAGTCAAATTCGGAAACATTTGCATTCACCCCCTCTAAGAGTTACGAGTTGTCGTAACTCTCGAATTCAATATATACGACATAAAGTAACAAGTCAACTGAAAAGGGGAATATTTTTACGACACAGCGTACATATTTGTTTACTTTGAGTGAAAAGTGTAATACTATGAGGAAGTAGTTACGAATAAACGTAACGAATTATAGGAGGAATATATTGTGTTAAGTCGAGGCGAATACCTTTCTAAGATTATCGAGGAGAAAGGTTTCAACGTAATGAGCTTATCCAAAGCATCAGGTGTAGCATATACGACAATCAGATCTATGATTGAGAGAGACTTAGCAAACGCATCTATAGATAACGTTTTAAAAATATGCGCAATTTTAGGAATTAAAGCAGAGTCCTTGAACAAGCCTGAACTGTCTGCTAAAGAAGAGCGTGACATCGCTGAAGACTTAGCAAGAATGATCGGTGAACTCGAAACCAATGAAGCTCTGGCCTTCCACGGCGAGCCAATGGACGATGAGACAAAAGAGCTAATGAAAATCTCCCTTGAAAACTCCCTGCGGCTTGCAAAGCAAGTGGCCAAAAAGAAATTCAATCCCAACAAGAATAAATAAGGGGGACCTGATGGCGATTAAGCAGCTTGTCAATCAGATCGTCCGCAAATATGGAACGAACAATCCTTTCAAAATCGCATCTCAGAAAAACATCATCGTCCTGTTCGAACCCCTAGGCGGAATGATGGGATACTTCAACACTTACAAACGTATCCCAATGATCCACATCAACGAAGATCTGGATGAGCATGACCAGAAATATACTTGCGCTCATGAACTTGGTCATGCATTCCAGCACCGGAACGTAAACACCCCATTCTTGAAACGAAATACTCTGCAATCTATCGATAAAATCGAACGGGAAGCTAACCAGTTTGCGGTCGAACTACTTATACCAGACAAGCTTCTGCTCGAAGGGATGACAATCTATGAAGCTGCAAGCCGATGCGGTGTACCTGAAGAGGTAGCTCACCTCAAGAAACCGACTAAGCGAAGCTTCTGGAAAGATGATGACTCCTATATTAATTTCTAACCTTCGCGCTTTCCAGCCGCAAGGCTGTTTACTATACACAAAAACAGAACATATGTTCTAAATGGAGGTAGTGAATTGCCAGTTTATAAAGATGAGGCTCGAAAGACTTACTATTTTAAAGTGCGTTACAAGGATATTTATGGTCGGAGTAAACAGGGACTTCGAAGGGGATTTAAGAAGCAAAGTGAAGCGAAATTAGCAGAAGCTAACTTTCTAATCGAGGTCGCAAATCAGTTTTCAAGCGAAGCAACGATTGATGATGTATTTAAGCACAACATTAAGCACAAAAAATTAAAACCAAAAACAATACGAAGGAGGACAAATGAATATAACTTGCATATTAAGCCAAGATTTGGTCAAACCAAAGCAAAAGACGTTAGCACCCAGCAATCTGTTGAATTTAAATCAGAACTAGAAAATAATTTTACATCAATGAATAGTGCACGAACAGTTTACAGCAATTTCAAGATATTGATCCATCACGCCATCAAGTTTTTCGGTTTAAAAGTTGACCCGACACTTGCAGCTGGATCAATTCAAAGAATTCGCCCTCGCATTAATTTTATTAAAAGGGAGCCCTTTGAAGATCGCGTAACGGAGCTTAAACATCTCTATTATGAGGAGCTTGCACGTCTGCTTTTTTACACTGGCCTTCGCATAGGTGAAGCAATGGGTTTAGCGTGGGAAGACATCGATCTGGATGTCAGCCAATTGCATGTTAATAAGACACTGGATATCACAACCCGAACTTGTACTACCCCAAAAACTGCTGGTTCATTTGGTTATGTCCCGTTTCCCTCATTTATAAAAGAAATGCTATTGAAAATGAAAAAGGAATCCGCTGAAAAAATATACGGATTCCACGATAAACTATATGTTTTTGGAGGTCTTGGTCCCTACCATTATTCGCATTTCTCAAAGCATTTCAAACGTGTTTTCCCCGAACTACGCATTCACGATCTACGACATAGCTACGCTTCGTATTTAATCAACAAAGGTGTGGACATCTACCTTGTGAAAGAACTCATGCGCCACGATGACATTAAGCAAACCGCTAACACGTACGGACATCTTTACAATGAAAGAAAACACGAAGCAATGTCTGTATTCGATTAG